TCGGGAATGGCACAAAGAACATTATGAAAACATGAAGGACAGACTACATGCTACAAGTGAGTTTGTTTGCGAATTTTGCGGGGAAGGCTTTGAAGCGGTGGATAATGGTCAAAACAAGTTTTGTAGTAACAGATGCAAATCAGCATGGAGGAGGGCAAGTGGTATAGACGATGAAGTCCGAAAGTGCGCTTATTGCGGCGAGAACTTCACTGTCAATAAGTATAAAAAAACCAAATGCTGCTCGAAAACGTGCTCAAATAAACTTTACCCGAGATTGCCTCAACTGCGTAAGGGGGATTAAAATGTCATCTGCGATGCACGGAAGTGTACTACAAGGTGTCATGAACAACTGCAAAAGGAGTCCGGAGCTTTACCCATTGTTTTTTGAGTATGCCGAAAAAGCGAAGTCTGGTTATTTCAAGATTGATGAGGGTTTAGAATCCGAGATTAACTATATAGACTTATACCTCCAAGAGCATCGGCCGACAGATACCATCGTCGTTGGATGCATCGTTTCACAACTGCACACTTTGCTAAGTACCGGTGATGCCGAACTGATTTACATCGAGGTGGGAAAAGAACCGCCAAAAGATGCCGCTGTGGAGACAATAAACACCCACTTGAATCAACTGCCAAAACCTTGGCGTGGTGAGTTCTGGGGCGAACTAGCAGACTTTGATGGAGTAATTTATGCAGAGGATGGACCAAAAGAGAGGATTAGACTTGAAGTGGGGCGTTCTAACATTTACACCTTGTGGAATCACCTTTATCAAAGTGGTAGTTTCGCTAGATGGCCTTACGGAAGCAAAGGGATCTACTTGTTCCGACACAGGGACTTCGGGAAGTTCCAAGAACAGTATTGCCCTATTTCCATAACTTGAAATTTTAATTAGGAGGGTAACACGATGTCTAGGGTTGCGCAAGGCCAAAGCGGTGCAGAGTTTGTATTAGGGGGTGGATAGCTTGGAGCGAATAACGTTGCAGTCGGAAGCGAGTTTATCGTTTAGGGGAGCGTACCACGAGTACCTCCAATTCGTAGAACGCCAATCGAAGAGGCGCAGTCGCTACCAGTGCACCAGGCGTACACAAAGTGGGCAAAGGTGTACAAAAGTCGCCTACTCCGAAGGCGGGGTTTGTGCTTTTCACGGAGGTCCGGGCTATTTGGAATCAGACTATGTAGGCAACGTGGTATTTGAGGGCGTGTATGTATTCCGGACAAGGCAAAAGGTTTTGTACGTGGGGAAAAGCGTTCATGTGATTGGGAGAATATCACAGCATCTAATCCCCAATGCCTTTACTGGTCCTGCCGAAAGAGAAAAAGCGGCACTTTATCAAGAATATATTGATCATGATGGCTTCGGGATTGAAATATGGAGAACGGAACAAAGTGCGCTATTTGAACAGCACTTTATCAAACTCTACAATCCGCAGTTGAATATTCAGTTGAACAAATGGAAAACGCATTCAGCTTAGGAGGTGGTCCATACATCCCGCCAAGACCTGGCGGTTTACTTAAGGGAGGTGAGACATTGAACGCAATACAGCAGGCACTTATATACTTAACCAGCACCAACGGGCAGGTTACGAGTCAGATCCTTAAGGACCTCATATCTGACCATGCACCCAGAGCCGCAAAGATGCGGTCCTTATACAAGCGTTACAAGGCCGAGCAGGACGGGGTGCCCATCTTTACACGCACTTTTGAGGACGACAACAAAATCAACAACAAGCTCAATAACGACTTCTTCTCGGACATTGTAGACACAAAGGTTGGTTACTTCGCAGGTGAGCCGATCGCCTATGGGTTGGATAAAACTAATTACACAGGTGAGGATGGTGAGCTCAACGAAACTGACTATTACAAGCACCTTGGGGTAATCGACAAGTTCAAAATCCACAACAACGTTGACGATTTGGACGCTGAAACAGCTAAGATGGCCGCCATTTGCGGTTATGCTGCAAGGCTCTGTTATATCGACCGCGATGGCTACGAGCGGGTGATCAACATCGCCCCTTGGGAGTGCATCTTCGTAAGTGACAGGTCCATCGGTGAGCCGCAGTATGCGCTCCGCTATTACACGATTATCGATAACGGCGAAGAAACCACCCGGGTTGAGTGGTACGACTACACCACCGTAACCTTTTATGTCCTCCGTGGTGACGAGTACGTCTTAGACGACACAGAGGACGCTAAACCTCACCTGTTCGAGAGGGTGCCCTTGATTGAGTTTCCGAACAACGATGAGCGTCTAGGCGATGCCGAAAAGGTCCTATCCTTGATTGACGGTTACGATCGCACCATCTCAGACGTTAACAGCGAGATTGAACAGTTTAGGCTTGCTTATATGGTGTTCTATGGAGCGGAGATCACCAAAGACGTAATAGACGAGGCTAGACGCACAGGAGCGTTCTCTATCCCTAATTTTGACGGTAACGAGAAAGCCGAGTTCATGACCAAAAATCTCAACGATGCCACCATCGAAAACCACCTAAACAGGCTTGAGGAGAACATCATGCGATTTGCAAAGTCGGTTAACTTTAGTGATGATAATTTCGCAGGACAAGCCTCCGGGGTTGCGCTCAAATTTAAGATGCTGGGCTTAGAGAGTAAGTGCATCATCTCCGAGCGTAAAATGACCTCCGCCCTGCGCCAACAGTTCAAAATAGTTGGTTCGGCATGGGAGAAAAAAGGTATAAACATTGACTTCTCCAACTTCGTTTTCCAATTCAAGCGCAATTTCCCCTTGGATATTCAGTCCGAGGCAACAGCCACGGCCCTACTTCGTGGTCACGTGAGCGAGCAGACTAGGCTTAGCCTACTATCCTTTGTGGATGATGCGGAATATGAGCGTGAACTCATGCAGAAAGAGGTGGACGAAGCAGGGTCCGTTAACCTTGACCACTGGCTAGGTGGTGATGAAGATGAGCCTGAACAAGAAACTTAAAGGCACCGAGAAGATCGTCAACAGCATGGCCCTAAAGACCGAGCGGGAGATCATGAAGATGTACGCAAGGCAACTAAGGGGCATGCGCTCTAAGCTCGCCGATGTGTTCGATAAGTACTTCCAAGAGGGCAAACTGGACTACTCCGAAATCCAAAAGTACGGACGGTTGAGCAAGTTGGAGCGGGACATTCTCAAAGACGTCACGAAACTCTATGACGATGACGGTAAGCTGTTGCGAGAGACCTTGACAGAGGTTTACAATCAGTCCTATTACCGCACAGCGTGGGCGCTGGAGAGCGAAACCAGGGCGAGGCTAGGTTATAGTGCTGTAGACGCCAAAACGGTGCAATTGAGCGTGCAAAATCCCTTTACAGGGTTAACGCTCAATGAACGATTAGAGCGACACAGGACGAACCTAATTTACGGCTTGAAAGAGGAAATTACGAGGGGTTTTGTCAACGGCGACACCTACCCGCAAATCTCCCGGCGCATCAAGGAGCAGTTGGAGGGTGATGCTGGCAAGGCCATTCGGATCGTGCGCACTGAATCGACCAGGATTTATAACGAGGCGCAGTTCGATTCGATTACCCACGCCGAAGAGCAGGGTATGGTCATGACTAAGACTTGGAGTAGTGCCCTGGATGATCGCACTAGAGAGAGCCATGCGGAACTCGATGGGGTAACAATCCCTATTGACGAACCCTTTGTGATTGACGGTGACGAGGGTATGTTTCCTGGTGATTTTTCCGAGGCCAGGAACGTCATTAACTGTCGTTGTGCTGTTGAGTATAGTGTTGTGGCAATAGACAAGCCCACACATGATGAGTTAGGCGATATGAGTTTTGATGATTGGATGAAAGATAGATTGTACTAAAAGGGGAGGTTGTTTAGAATGCGTAGCAAGGAGATTGTGGTTTGTACCGATGATAACGAGTTGATTGTCGACATACCAAGTCTAGATAGCGAAGACCAGCGTGTAATTTGCAAAAACGGATACAAGGTCATAATCGCTGGTGAGGAACTTGAGGTCGAGAAAATCGAGCCGCAAGATACCCTACAGTCAGAGGTAGTCGAAGATGGTGTGATTTGTACGGACGAGATTAAACTTCGCGGCGAAAGGCTTAAAGTTGAGTGGCCAGAGGTAAACGAAGATGAACTCGTAGGCTATGTACTTCGCGCCGTGGCAGAACAAAAGGATTATCACAATTTAACTTACAACGAGGTTCGGGCTGTATTAGATGCCGAACTAGACTTTTTTATTGAAAAGGGCATTGCCCACGAGGAATAATCACTAAAAACTACATGAGGGCACTTAATAAGCAACTCCTAGCGAGGGGCTTTTTTATTTGAACTCAAAGGAGAGATAACGCATGAACGTTTTGTCAAAAGAGTATTTGGAATCTTTGGTTGCAAAAGCCGAAGGTATGCCGAGCAGGATGAACCTGCAACTGTTTGCTGAGTCTGGGGCCGAACCGGAACCGGAAAATCCGGAAGACAAGGGGGGCGAACCCGAACCAGAGGACAAACCCTTGACCATGGAGGAAGTCCAACGGATGATCCAAAGCGAGACCGACAAGGTTCGCACCGAGTACAGCCAGAAGCTAAAAGATGCCAAGGCCGAGGCCGAACGTCTTGCCAAAGAAAAGATGAGCGAGGAAGAGAAAGCCGAGTTTGAGCGCCAAAAGCTACAGAAGGAACTGGTCGAGAAAGAACAGGCCCTTTTGGAGCGGGAGCTTAATCTGAAGGCAATTGACCTATTGACTGAAGCTAAAATGCCACTGACATTCAAGGACTTTGTTATCGGCGTTGACGAGGAATCCACCAAGGCCAAGGTCAAAACGCTCAAA